CATCTTAATAAAGCCTTCCAAGTATTAGGACCAACGATCCCATCAACATATAATAGACGACGCTTCTGAAACTCCACAACAGCCTTTCGTGTGAGTTTCCCATAATCAGAATCAACCTTATACCGATAAAAACCTTTAGCAGCTAACAACTGTTGCACTACCTTAACAGCAGCTCCCTTAGAACCTTTCTTCAAAGGTCGGCTAGTAACAAGTTCTTCTATCTGAGCGAACGCAGCAGCAATACCTTTAACGTCTTGCTTAACTGTTTTCTTAGCTTTCGTTCCCTTTAGAGCTGGAGCATCAAACCATTTAATCTTGCCTTTGACTACACGGCAAGGCTGATGATGCCACCACTCACTAGGAATATCAGCAACAATCCCATAAGATTTAGCAATGGTGTTCACTTGAGAAGTACTAATCCCACGACCAGTAATTCTAAAATCAACAGCATAACCCCAATCATCAAACGCAGATTGTTGCATGTGGTAGCTTCCTTGGAACCCCGAAGAAGTTATTCTGTCAGGATTAGCAGCTAAGTTAAACCCAGCTCTACCACTTTTGTAACCGTCATAAAGATATTTTTGTTGAGCATAGGTACGAACTCCAGATACAACCTTGACTTTACCTGCGATTTTATCGTCGCTAAAGAACGCTTCTAACCTGCGTTTAAATTCAGGGTGAAGCAAAGATGTATTAACATGGCTACTCGTTGTCGGTATCATCTTGGTCATCTTGTTCTTCTAGCAACTTTCTAATCTGTACTGCTTGTATACAAACTTTCAATTCTACAGGGAATTGTCTTTCTATTTCTTGTAATATTTCTACTGGGGTAAGTTCCATTATTATCTTTCTATTTATATTTCTGCTTTAAACGAAGCATCTTCGTATTCAACTACTAATTTACCATTACTATCTGAAATGCTACTCTCAATAATTGCAGGGTCTTTCCTTTCACCAATAACCATCCAATTACATACAGCTCCATCAGGTCCGTCAATAGTAAGTAGTTTACCAGATAATTCCCAAGTAACTGCGTTACCAGAAGAACTTACTAATGTCCAAGGATTAATATTTAACGCTTGCCATGTTCCATCTGTCATGTTTGAAACTGCGTCAAGATCAACAGTTGCAGACCCTTCACTAAGCGTTACAGTTCCTCTATAAATATTATCGCACGTTGGTCCCTCAATAAACGAGTGACGCAAACGCCAATCCCCACCTTTAGTTGGATGAGGTATATCAAACGACCCAGAAGTTTTACTAAGCGCACCGCCAACTGCTACACCTGATGAACTTACTGTTAATCTAGGAGTATCTGAACCACCAAATATAATAACTTTGTCAGCGTTAGCTGAATCGCTACCTCCGTAAATGTTTATTCCAGCGCCATCAGACAAACTTGTTTTGCCTCTAAACTGCAAAATTTCACGACCTGAAGATCCATTATTAGTTATTTCAGAAGTAGACCGATTGCTAATAGATAAGGTTCCCTTAACCTCTAACTCATCAGCGCTTTCATCCCACTCTACATACTTGCCATCTCCGTTGCCAAAAAATTTAACATCATGCCCATCGGTATTAGCACCTACAGTTACAGCACCAAGAAACGTAGGTGTCGTATGCCAAGCAGAAGCACCTGAACCTGTACCTATAAGCACAGCACCAGCAGAAGCAGAACTACTACCAGTACCTAACTTCCCTTCAATCTCAATAATCGCATCGTTGCCCCTACCGTGCATCTCCGCATGATTAGGATTATCTAACGCAGCAGTATCAGAAATAGTCTTAGGAAGACTACTGTTAGCGTCTGTATCAAGACTAGATGGGAAATTAGACTCAGGCATTTACCCTCCTACGGAGTTAAATCAATAGTAAAAATACCACCAGCATTAAACGCAATAGTAAACGTTCCGTTACTGGAAGAATAATCAGCGCCAAAATCAATATACGCAATCAACGGATCATCCGTTAAAGTATCATCATAAATCACAGCGCCTCTAGCACTAGTAATAGTCGCAGATGACCATGACGTATCAGCAGCATCAAACGTAATAGTGCCACCTGATTGTGTAAGCGTCACGCTACTAAGAGTATTCCCACCAGAAGTATACCCTGACCCAGAAACCTCATTAGACACATCGCCCTTAAAATCATGTGTCCCGAAATTAGGTGAATACGATGAAGTAACCAACATAATTTTAATCGTGTCACTGTCAAGGTCTAACGCCAACGTGTTCTTCAAAGCGTTAAGAAAAGTTATCCCATAAAGTCCGCTAGCCATCAGCGTTCTCCTCATTTGTAGTAATCTGTGTTGCTATAAGCTCAGGCTCAATAACAACGTTTATTTGTTCGTCTTCCATAATGCACTAATACTAATATACTAGCACAAAGAAAGATAGAGGGAAGGCTAACCTCCCAGTAAAGTCAGCCTTCCCAAACTATCTAATTAGGAACTATTAGTTAGCTCCTATTGAGGATGATGTTTCAATCCTCCGTAGGGATGCTTGACGGAATACTCCGTACCCTACAAGGTGATACCAACCAACTGTATTAAATCGGCGTAAGCTATCGGTTACAGGACCAAACACTACGCTTGGGTCAGCACCGAACCCAGCAGCAGCGCTATGCGCTTTTGCTAGAGCTTGTTTACCGCAAATAATTGTTTTGTATTCATCAACATTAGAAGCACCAGCGTCAGCAGTTAGCTCAACTCTTGGTGTTTCAATGAAGTCAACTCCACCAAATGTACCAATGCTACCTGTTCGGACAGCATTTCCATCTTGGCGGATTTGATGTTGGATAACGTCAGTTACGTCTGTTCCTTTACGCAGATCGTAGGAAACGTCAGGATGGATAAATCCAACGTAAACGTTGCCATTGAACGCAGGTGCAGAAGCAGTTCGTAGGTTAGCAACAGTTTTGCGGATAAGGTTAGCAGTAATAATATCGCCTGCTGCTAATTCTCCAGTGTTTGTTGCATCGCCACCATATAGAACGTTAGTTCCTTCAGTAATTACATCGTGAACAATGTGGTCAAGGCTATCAGCCATGTTGTAACCGATAATGTTCGCAGCATCAGCATCTATGTTTAAGAAGCTGGTTCCACGGGCTTTAGCGGTTGTTTGCATTGAATTACCGTACTCAGCAAGAGTTACCGTAGTATGTGCATCACTCATTGTTACAGGTGCTATATCACTTGTTTCAGATATTGCTGAATCTATCTTTTCTGCATCTGCATACGTTGTGAACTTAACGCTTGCTCCTGCGTGCGATTGGTTTGTCGTTTTGACATCGCAAACCATCTCAAAAAGAGGTTGTGATCGCAAAGCAAAATACGCAAGCTGTTCAAACGCTGCATTACCAGCGGAGTTCAGCGAACTCATTTGTGTTATTGCCATTAGGCTATTCTCCAATTAAATTTTTGGAGCCTACCTCACGTCATAGCGTTAAAAGTACCACCGTTAGATTCCCACAGTTGCCGTAATTCGGCTTCATTATTCGTTTGTTTAATTAAACTCTCAAATTGAGGATCTGCCACAGGACCAGCATCATCACCAGCTTCAGCGATTCTACGCTCCGCATCTACTTGCGCTGCAAACTGCGCCTGTTGCTCCAAATTAGATGTATCCGCTTGAGCTACCACATTAGATAACCCTGCGCTATTAGCCTCAGCTTGTATCGCCTCAACAGATAACTCGCCTTCGTAGCCTTTCATAAAATACTCAGTCATTTTATCCGTTGGATTCAGACCAGCATCACGAAACACTTCCTTGCGTTGCATCTGCTGAACTTGCGCTTCAAGCTCATCAGCTCTCTTAGCTTTCGCCTCAAGATCTCTACGCCAATTTGGTTTGGATTCAGTACTAGAAACTTCTTCCGTTTCTGTAGACTCATTTTCCATTATGTCACTCACCTTCTCATACACGCTAACAACGGTGGAATGCTAGCGGAGTTTAATTTTGTGTGAACGGCTCACCCACTTAATGGGGCAGATCACATAATTAAATATAGGTAAAATAAGGGGTCACGTAAACAACCTACGTTATTTGTGCAGAACCTAGCCCAATCGCACCTTGTTGTTGCACTAAACCGCCACTACCTTTTTGATCAGTTTTTTTCCTTCTAGCTCTTAACCTACTTACTTGAGCAACAGCATCAGGGCTTAAACCAAACTGAGAAGCAGCTAACTCTGACGTAGTTACACCTTCAGTGCCTAACGTGCTTTGCGTTAACCCACTAGCAGGAGTCATCATCTGCGCTATTTCACGTGCTTGAACGTTCTTATCAACTAACTGCTCAGCTACAGATTTACTTAAACCACTACCAGTAGCAGCTACCGCTGTTGATGATAATGTCGCAGCGGAAAGTTGCGCTCTGCTTTCAAAAACTGTGACTGCTCTTTCAGGATCCAAGAAATAAGCTATTAAATCTCCGTCGCTATCTCCACCAATTCCATAGAGCGATGCGAGTTGGCTTTTCAAATTAGGGTCTACTCCAGCTATAGCTTCCGCTGCCATAGAGACTCGTTCTGTGGCTTCATTTACAGAAACATCGTTGCCAATTAATTCAGCTATGTCATCAGCTTGTGCAAATTCTGAGGGTATGCCATAAGCAGCCATTGCTTGCTTGTAACCATTTTCTAATATTAAGTAATCGTCAATAGATATAGCGTTATATCCGTTGGCTTTACGTTGCGCCATCCCATCAAACCGTGCTTTAAACTCTGGAGTGTCTTTTAAACGCACAAGCATTTGAGGGATTGTGTAATCTTTCCTAACGTAATCAGTTACTTCTTCTATCAATGAACTTAAGCCGTAATTATCAAGCAGCTCTACCATTAAATCGTAGGCTTCTTGTTGTCCGTCTGGTCCAGTTGTGAAGTTATCGTTTGCAGGAGGAGTAGGAGGAGTAGGAGGAGTAGGAGGAGTAGGAGGAGTAGGTAGGTAATCATCTACCCAGCTTGTGTCATCGCCCCAATCTATTGCCATATTACCACGCAGCCTTTCCAAACGCAGAAGCAACGCCCTCAATCAACTGATAAATCTTATTCTGCCCTTTATTACTATCCAAATACTCAGGCAAACCACGCACCCAATTCTCAGTTTCCCACTGATTCGCAGCACGAACCTCACCAGTATTAGGATCTGTATAATTCAAAATAGGACTCCACTTAGCATCAGCCAAATTAACTTGTTTCCCAAGCAAATCCTCAATACTAGCTTCTGTACTAGCAAAATATTCTTTCGGAGTCATACCCAACTCAGATAAAATTTCTTTTAAATGAGGGTAATTCGCATAGGCTTGCTGCTTCAAAAACTCTAACCATTCGCCACTATCTCTATTGCCAACAAAGATATCCTCAGACCATTGGTTAACTGTTTCATCTTTAACTTTCACAAAATAATTAGAAGCAGCAGCTTTATTCTGACTAAGTAGAGTTTGGAACATATTGTACTCATTGACAACATTTTTCTGTTCAACTTGACCTTTGACCATGCCATTAACAAAGCCAATATCTTCAGTTTTATTTAACCGTTCTATGTCTTTCGCTAACATCAATATTTCTTCGGGGGCTAATCCATAACTTAAAACACCAGTCTCATCTATTGTTGTCAACCCTAAGAACTGTAACGAGTTCTCAATATTTTCTATAGCATCACTTAAAAATTCTCTCTGTTCAGCT